CCTGCATTCTCGGCGTCTTGGATCATTTGCTTAAATAGCGGTATATCGAACCAGTTGAGCCCCTTCTGAATATTTTGTGCCATCGAGGCAAGTCCATCCTGCATGTAGTGCTTGTGCCACAGCCCTTTAAGGGGCGGGTGTTTATTTTGAATGGGCTTTTTAAACTGGCCGGGGTTGCCCCGTTCGAGGAGTTCGATCTCGTGAACGATCTTGGCGGGGTTTTGCGTGCCGGACAGAACGCCTCCCAAGAGGTTTGCGACGAGCAGAGCACTGTATCGCCTGGGCGCTGCACGCTTGAGCCCGATGAGTTCGATAAATTTATGTATCTCTGCTTCAGAGATATGATTCTGTTCGGTTGAGGGCATTTCGCATCCTTGCGCATGTGTGAGAAAAAAGCGGCCGGAATACTACCTAGCAATCGGAATATGTCGGAAGTATTCGCCAACAGCGCTGACGGTCCCTGGGGTCAGATCAACGTCGTCGTACCAGAATGAGGCGCGCAGCGGGATGTCAACGTTGAATATGCATACGAACTGTTCTTCATCCAGATCGTAGATGACTCGCTCAACAGCTGGCGCAAGCTCCGATCCGGTCATCGTTTCCCACAATTTGCAGCTGGTTCCTTGCTCAAAACGAAGGCCAGGAAAGGGAGCGAAGGGCAGGTTGAGCTGATGACTGCAGTATCCAACTAGCTCGCCCTTTTGGACGACTCTGACAGCGAGCAAAACCTTATGCATTGGAGCTCCTATTATTGAGGCGTGTTGTCGAAAAGCCCAGCGGACCGGGCTCGGCTTTCGTTTATTTAAAGTTACGCTCGTAAAGCAGCTCACTGCACCGACGAGCGACGTTTAGAAAGAACCAGGCGCTCACCGCGAGACCGCCCAAGAAGACGAAAGCCAAAATGGCTTTCAGCGGTAGGCCGTGGTCGCGAGTCAGGGCTAGCAGGTCAGGTGTGGTTGTACTGACAACCCATAAGTAAAAGCTGCCAACCAGAAAACTCGGGGCGCCGATGAAGGCTAGCGCCCAGTCATTGAGCCCAGCCCAGGTCTTCTTTTCCTTACGGTTATCCCATGCAGCTTTGAGGAATTTCATAGCGACTTACTCAATGTGATTAGCGGCTAAGAAGCACGGCGGGCCGGGCTTGGGGAGGGGTGTTCATACTGTGAATACCCCGATGTTAAGCATAGGGCGTGATAACTACCGTTTCATCTCAGTGATCTTTTTCACAAGGCGCTGCTTTGAAACCTCTACATGACCAACGCGCGTCATGATCGAGTTCATCTGGTTGAACAGGTCTGATTTTTCCTGTTTGGAGCCAGCAAGCTCCATAAGCTCTGAAATAGACCCTGCTTCCCGCATCAGGCGGTAGCTCTCGACCGTCAGGTCCGCTATCTGGCGATCAAGTTCGCTAACCCTATCCACTGCTCGATCATCCACACTTTTGGTGGTGAAGCTTTCTGACAGGCGAGCAATGATCTCAGCGTTCATCGACTTGCTGGTCTGATCCGCAGAGTCCGCCAGGCGCTCGTGAAGCTCTTTGGGAATGCGGAGGGTGATCCGCGTGTAACGATCGTCTTTATCCATGGCGTGGAAATTTACACGAAAATGGTGTCACGCAACAGTTGACACAGAAGTGGTGTCATGTGATTCTGATTGTGACATTCAAACAGTGTCACTTAAGGGGTGTGGATATGTCAGAAGATGTGAGAGCGACTACTCGGTTGCCGAAGAAAATCGCAGAATGGCTAAAAAAGCAGGCCAAGGAGAAAAATCGCTCAATGAATGGACAGTTGATTGCCAATCTCGAGCGTCTTATGCGACAGGAAGAAAGTGAACAGGCATAAAAAAGCCCCAAGCGCGCCAACGCTTGAGGCTCATGAAGCAGAACGTCTAACTATCAGGAAAAACGTCATGAGCAAGAATAACACAGTAGTTGACATGCGCAAATTCGTAGAGGCCCGTAACGGCGAGGTCTTCACTTCAACTCGGCAGGTCGCTGAAGCATTTGAAAAGCTCCACAACCACGTTATTGCCAAGGTCAGAACGCTTGAGTGCTCTGCTCAATTTTTAACCGACAACTTTTCGTCGGTTCAGTTTGAGCATCGCGGCAACACATATGAAGCCTTCGAGATGACAAAGGATGGCTTCATGTTCCTGGTGATGAGCTTCACCGGCAAGAAAGCCGCAGCTATCAAGGAAGGTTACATTGCAGCCTTCAACTGGATGGCGGCCCAGCTGGGACTTTCGAGCAAGAGCCTCGTTGCTAAAGCTGTTTCCGAAGCGCTGGGCGCAGAAGGTGCGCGCACGCTTAGTAACGTGATGCGCTGCCGAGTAGCCAAACTTGATGCCGAGCATCAGCGCAGCGCTACTGCCAAGCTAGCATCCGCACTCCATGCCCGCTTCGATGTCCCGCGCATGGAACTGATCCCCGCCGACAAAATGGACGCGGCCTGTAATTTTGTCGCGAGCTATGCAATCGAGGGCGAGTACATCCCTCGTCAGTCGAGCTTGATCCCGGAAAAGCTTGGCCAGTGTGATCGTTATCTCCTCAGTGCCGACCCAAAAGGAAACGCGCAGATCACTCCAGTTCCAATGGGCGCGTTCGTCCTGACGCGACAGCAGTTCATGCAGTCGATGCTCGTTCACGGGGACATGCCAGTTTCGACGGCGGAAATGTTCGAGTTCGTAGCGCTGGCTACCGAGAATTTGCGGCGCCGGTCGCTCTACCAAGCTGCGCGGAGGGCGGTGGCATGAATGCGTTGATGATCGCAGGTATCGAGATTCACCAAGATCAAGACGGGCGATTCAGTCTGAACGACTTCCATCGTGCGGCTGGCGGGGAGAATCGCCACAAGCCGTCTCTGTGGGCAGAGAATCAGCAGGCCCAGGAGTTGATTGAGGAAATTGGCAAAGCAGGAATTCCTGCTTTGAGGGTTGCGCGGGGAGGACGGTCTGCCGGGACTTATGCTTGCAAGGAGTTGGTATACGCCTATGCCATGTGGGTCAGCCCTGTATTCAGCCTGCATGTTATTCGCACGTTCGATACCGCCGCTGCAAACGACCATGTGATCCCACAGGAAAAGCGACTCCCTATCGCGGCTGACAACCTCGACGCAGCCAAGCGGATTGCGGAAAGCTTTGGCTTGGAGGGGAATCAGGCACTCCTGTGTGCGAACAGCATGGTCAAGTCAGCTATCGGCTTGGACTTAATGGAGATGGCCGGCGTTAAGCGTCTCGTCAACGAATCGCAGGAAATGAACTTCACCCCAACCGAGTTGGGCGCGAAGTTCGGCATGAGCGCGGTGAGCATGAACAAGCTGCTCGCTGAATGTGGGCTACAGCATCAGGTCATCTACAAGGCTGGCAAAAAACGCTGGGAGGTGTCGCCCGACGGCAAGATGTTCGCGGTCGTCACCGACACCGGCAAGAAGCATAGTGACGGCAAGCCGGTGCAACAGATCCTCTGGAAGGAATCGGTACAGGAAATGCTGGCCAGGCTGGCCGAACAGCTTCGGTCCGGGCTTCCCGCCGTAGTTGCTGGCGGCGTCCGACGTTAGATTTCAAATGTGATCCCGAATCACATTTAACTACCTCCACGAATTAACCCCGCCCATGCGGGGCTTTCGGCGTACCAAAATCAGATTAAAGGGGTTCAAAATGGATTACAGCAAGATCGAAGCTAAAGAACGCATCAAGCTAGCAGTGAAGGCTATGGCCAAGCAGGATCTTGCTGAAGTGAAGTTGCTTTCTGGTTCTGCTCCCGTCGAGTCTGTGGTGGTTTCCGAGTTGGTGTTCTCCAAGGCGCTTCAAGGACTGATTCAGAGCGTCACTTCTTTCGAAATGGAGATGAGAGGGCTTGCGCTCACGTTCGCTTGCTATAGAGGCGATGATCGAGGGATGGTCCTTGGCGACTGCATCGACCAAGCAACTGCAGCTAAAAAAGCCTGGGCCGACTTTTCTGCGGATAAGGGTTTCTCTTCGCAGGAACTGATGGCCATTATTGGTGGGCACCATCAAATGGTGCTTAACCTTTTCGATACGAACCTGGAGCCTAAGCCCGGATTGGTCGAGCATTGGAGGTCATTGCTTGAGTTCTGCTTTGCCGGCCATATGGAAGTGAAGGGCCTCCATTGATTTGACGGTCAGCAGGCGCATGGTAGTTTGTCTTCTTTCATCACTATTGAAGGGCGACAGTCATGCGTTTTTTTGGAGTTCTTGCATTGCTATTTACTGCGCTGCTAGGTGGCTGTTCGAGCGTGGCAGAGACCCGAGAAAATCCACCGATCCTTCAACTCTCCTCAGACCACAAGGCCAAGGACGTAGCGGAGTGCATTCGTGACGGATGGCAGGGTACTACGGTATTAGGCGCTGGTATTGGAGGTATTTTGCAAACATCCGGTGATCGCTACACGATCCTTGCGCCGGATGCTCAGTCGCCTTTGCACCTGGTCGATGTAATTCCGAATAAGGGCGGCTCAAGTATCCGCTATCACTTTTACAGAACTTGGCAATCTCCATTAGAGAGAGTCACTGATGTAGTGAGGTCCTGTGCCAAATAGGCGGGATGACCAACAGGCCACCTTCGGGTGGTTTTTTATTACCTGGAGAAAAGCTATGCCTGCATTGGCTATTGAATATTCACCGCTAGAAACTATTCGTCTTGGCGGGATGCTGCGTCAGTTTGGCAAGGAGTACAGGTTGTCGGTGCGCACGCCTGCCGAGGCCATAAAGGCGTTATGCGTTCAAATTCCTGGTTTTGAGCGATTCATCTCTAACGCTAAATCCAGAGGCTTGGAGTTCGCCGTTTTTCGAGGGAAGAAAAACATCGGAGAGGGCGAACTCTGCTTTCAGGGTAAAGGAGAAATCAGGATCGTCCCCGTCATCACTGGCTCCAAGCGTGCGGGCCTACTGCAAACGATTGTTGGGGTGGTAATCGTTGCATTGGCGTGGTGGAACCCGCTCGGCTGGTCAGCAGCTACGGCTCTTGCGGTAGGAATGGGTGGCGGTTCAATGGCCATTGGGGGGGCGATCCAAATGCTCAGCCCTCAGGCAGGCGGCCTTAAGACCAGCGCCGCGCCTGAGAACACCCCTGGTTATGCCTTTGGCAGCGCCAAGAACACCACGGCCTCCGGCAATCCTGTCTCGCTGTGTGCAGGCCGTCGGCGCTGGGGTGGCGCGATCATCAGTGCCGCGATTTATGCCGAAGACCAAATGTGAACCCGGTATCCGGAAGGAGAGCGCTTTTGAAGCCCCATATAATGGTAGAGAGATAAAACCCTCACTATTGCGGTAGCAGGCGTCTGAAGGGATTAGCCCTCCCGACAACAGGTAGCGCCTCGAGCGTAGGTAATAGGGCACCCATAAGCTACAAAAACCCTCACAAGAACAGGATAGGTCGCTCAGCGAGAGTGGAAAATTGCCAATTACCATGGAGAGAAGGCTTAACCCTCACATGGAGGGATAACAAATAGTCGGGAAACCGACACCCTGAGGCGCTGATGATCGAAAGATCGCCGGGCCAGAAAAGCAAAACCCCCGGACGCTCGCAACGTGCCGGGGGTTTTTATTTCAACCCCTTGTTAGGACCAAGAGGAGAACTTGATTGGATATTAGCAAAATCATACGAGAGGTACGAGTGATGGCAATGAAAATGCCTGCTTGGCGGTTCGTTCTGCTCTGCATGCTCGGGATGATAGTCGCAGTCGGATATCTGGCTGGGAACATCCCTTGGGACAAGATTCTGTAGCGTTCGCAGTTTTAAATCATACACCGCCCATGAGGCGGTTTTTTATTGCCTGGAGAAAAGCATGGGCGCAGCACGCAAGATCGATGTTCATGGCGCCAAGGGCGGTTCCGAGAAGCCTAAAACTCCAACCGAGGCACCAGACAGCCTGCGTTCCGTCGCCATTGTGAAAATGCTTATTGCGGTGGGTGAGGGTGAGTTTGAAGGTGCTCCGACCGCCAAGGACATCTTTCTCGACAACACGCCGCTGCAAGACCCGCAGGGGAACATGAACTTCCCGAACGTGAAGTGGGAGTGGCGCAGCGGGCCTGTGGACCAGTCCTATATTCAGGGCATCCCATCGGTCGAGAACGAAACAACCATCAGCACCGAGCTACGCAGCGGCACGCCGTGGGTTCGCGCGATCACCAATACGCAGCTCTCGGCTGTGCGTGTGCGATTTGCCTGGCCTGCGCTCCAATCTGTGGACGCCGGCGGCAACATCAACGGTTACGCGATCGGGTATAAGGTCGAGTTGGCAACGGATGGGGGGACTTACCAGGAGGTTTTGAACGAGTCAGTGTCCGGCAAGACCACCAGCCTGTACGAGCGAACCCGCCGCATCAATCTGCCGCGCGCGACAACCGGGTGGCTGCTGCGCATCACTCGACTGACTGCAAACCAGAACAACAACAAAATCTCCGACACCATGCAGATTGCCGGCTTCACCGAGGTGATCGACGCGAAGATTCGATACCCGAATACGGCGCTGCTCTACATCGAGTTTTCAGCCGAACAGTTCCGCAGCATCCCTGTGGTGACGATTGATTGCGATGGCCGCAAGTGGCAGGTGCCGAGCAACTACGATACTCGGACCCGTAGCTATTCAGGTGTCTGGGATGGCACGTTCAAAGAAGCCTGGACCGACAACCCGGTGTGGCACACCTACGGCATCACAACGAACGATCGCTTCGGATTGGGCCGCCGCATCAAGCCGTGGATGGTGGACAAGTGGGAGCTGTACCGCATCTCGCAGTACTGCGACCAGATGGTGCCGGACGGGAAGGGTGGCCAGGAACCGCGCTTCATTTGCAATCTGAACCTGCAGAGCAAGGCCGACGCCTGGTCGCTGCTGCGTGATATCTCGGCGATCTACCGGGGC